TTGATATTCTTTGTGGTCTCGTCAATCAATGCGTTGGTTACTGCGTAGAATGCAGCCGACTCAGGCGTCTTCAAATAGATCTGTTTATACAGACCGCTGTTCGTTCCAGAGTCCTGAAGATTGCCAACATCTGCCCTGTTGACCGCGAACGTTACGACAGCAGACGCGGGAGAGGGGGCGCTCTCTCTGCCGTTTGCTCGGTGCCGATACGTGTACTTGACTTGGTAGTCTCCAGCAAGAGGAACCGTCGGAGCACCCCCAGCAGCAGACAGTATGGGCGCAGTGCGCGGATGAATCATGTTCATATCGCTGGCACGAACCCAGTCAGATGGACGACCAGTCTGGTCCAAGTCCAAGTCATAGGTCTCATCGAGGTACTTGGTCACATTGTCATAGGGACCCGTATCCTCGTAAATATCTCTAACTCCAAGAGAAATCATAGATACGCAGTCATAAGGCATATCGAAGAAGCGGCTCTTGACAATGAGTGTCGCGTTTGTTGCCGATTGTGTAGTGGAAAAAATACCACCGCCAACAATGGCCTGAGTTGGGCTCACGACCTTTTGAACAGAGTATTCAGCCCTTACCTGTGTATGGCCAACTACAACAGGCGCCCCTCCAGTGATGGAGATTACCTGGCCTTCCATCCAATCTTCAAAGAAGTTTCCCACCGTATTGATCGTGACATCGGCAGGAGCGCCAGCCGCTCCGTTGTACGCGCCGGTTGAAATGGTTTTGTCTGCTCGCGCCATACGAGTGACAGTCTTCTGCGCGAACTGCCACAGCTTGTCACTGAAGAAGTCCACATAGATCTGGTTGATTACGTCTGTGACCTCGTCCTGGTAGGTCTGAACTTCCGGGTCGTAATCCAGAATGGTTCCGACCATGTCACGCATTTCACCGAGATTCATTTCTTACCTCATGCAAGAAGGGCGAGCACCCAAAGTAGGATGCCCGCCCCATTGTACCTGACGGGCCGGTTTTACAACTGGCGGAACAAGTAGAGTGTGACTGCGTTTGCAGCCTCAGCATCCAATGCAACACCAAGAACCGGGGTAATGCTTGCCGCCGTATTGATGTCCACACAACCTGCCGTTGCCGCAGACATAATAACAGGATTGCCCTGCGCCAGCGCAGCACCGCCGGTTGCGTTTACGCCCTCGACATAACCCGCAATACAGACCCGAACCGACGCGCCGGCGGTTGCTTCGGCGGCAGTAATCGCCTCCAAAGCAACACCGATAGCGGCCGCGTTGGCTGTGGTTGCTTGAATCACAACCTGAGCCTGTGCGGCACCAGTCTGAGTCAGATCGAGAGCGAGCACATCGCCAGCTACGATTACTCCACCAGCCGTAAACTCCACAATAGTGGAATCTGGTCCGGTGACAACAGGCACCTCAAGAGGCGACTTACCATGTGAAAGATGTCCAAATGCCATGACTAAGCCTCCGAGTCGCCCAGCAATCCGAGGCTGGCGAGGTGATCAGCAACAAGCTGAGTTCGTACGTAGATGTGAGCTTCGCGGGCTGCGTAGCCACTCTTGTTCTCAAAGTCACCGACCGAGAAGTTCGCGTCGGAGTCGAAGACCACCTTCATGGTCTTGGTGTTCAGGAAGTACATGGACATCGGCAATGCACCAGCCGCTGCACCCGTGAAGCCCAGGTTGGACTCGACGTACATCAGCGCACCGTTGTATGCCAGCGCCAAACGTCCCGCATCAAGCACCGTCTCTTTGGGGAGATAGCGCTCATTCGTTTGAATGGCTGCCTTGTACAAGCGATAGGAGGTCGGGCTTGCGAGGATGAGATCCACGCCACCTTCGACCGCGTAGATCTGGCAGTCAATGGCAAGGTTCGCCATGGCTCCCAGTCCGTTTGCAGCAAAGGAACCACCACCAGCAACGTTTGCGGAAGCATACTGGTTGTTCCAGTTCGACGCCGAGAAGGTCGTCTTGGAAAGACCACCAACGGTGTTGTTCTGGCCAGCAGCCTGGAACGCAAAGTTCTCAAGCCAACCATCTTGACCAGCGGTGTTTCCATCCAGGGTCTGCATCTCGGTGAGAGTTGCAGAGGTTCCACGGATGGCTTGAAGTTCCCACTCACGCTTGAGCATTCCCATCACGGACTTCATTCGGGCATCGGCAATGCTGATGACCGCGTTGTCTCCGCGATTGGAAAGTTCTTCCTTCTTGGTGATTACGATGGGAGCGACAAAGTCACACCATTCGTACTCAGGCGAGCGCAGAACATCAGCAACGGTTGAGGACACGGCTTCGTAGCCTGTCGCCAACTGAGTGATGTTGGAGTGCTCGGCAAGGATGGCAGCCCGCGTGATGCGCTGGCCTCCATCAATGATTTCGACACCGCCAGCCGACTTGATGTGGTCGAGCAACGGTACAGTTTGGAAAAGGTTGTCTACAGCTTGCTTGGCTCGCGCCCTAGCAGTTGAAGACAGAATGTCATTCTGGACAGCCATGAGGCCCCCTAAGGTTGGACGAAGGTGGTTCTTGATACCACCATAAGCTCGGGATGTGGGCTTATCCGGGGAACCGGGGCCGAGAAGAGCTTATCCAGAAGGGGCTCAACTCGAACCCATCGTAAAGGATGCGTGTTGACAGTGCAAGTCAGACTTTGATGTGCGGGTTTGATTCCAGCCACTTGTAGATAGCAACCGCCCCCTGGTCTTCCACGTACTTGGGAATGCCTCTTGAGCGTCCACGAGAGGTGCCGCCAACCTTGAGCCCTGCCTCTTTGGCTGCCGTTCGGTACTTCTTCAACTCGTTTTCTGTCTCTGCCTGGTTGGTTGCCAGGACTCTTCCCTTGACCTGCCAATATGCCTGCTCAAGCGTAAGGTGCTCATTGTTTCGCAGCGTCTGTGCGACATCCATCTTGATGTCTTCCAGGTCCGGGTGTTCCTGCTTGAAGGCCGCCACCTGATTCTTCTGCTGTTGAACACGGTGTTCCGCGTGCATGGGCTCCAACATCTGGCGCAGACGAATGGCTACTTCCTTCTCAATGCGCTTTTCCACGCTGGTGGGATCGTATGGATCAAAGGTGGATCCCTCTTCCGGTGCGCTCTTTTCCTTGATGTCTTCAAAGAAGTCCGACTGAATCAGGGCTTCTCTCTGTGAGGCAAGGTCAGAGGCAACCGCCTCCAGCTTCTTGCGCTGCTCGGCAACCTCTTGAGACTTCGTGGTGTAGGACCTTCTCAGGTTCGCCACAATCTTGCGTGCGTCTTCAGGAAGCCCCTGAATCACTTGGTTGTAGTCAATGCCCTTGAAGTTCTCTTCTGAGTTGACGATGTCATCCTGAATCTCTGCTTCTGAGAGTGCTTGGATGTTTGCTTCCGGCGCTTCGCCAACGGGTCCCTGCTCTTCTTCGGACACCGCGATGGCAGCATCGAGGGCTTCTCCGTTCTGAGCTTCTGTTGGTTCCGGCGCAGGGGCGGCTTCGGGTGTGGCTATTTCTTGGTCCATTCGTGTTCTCCTTGAGAGTGAATGAAGACGATGGCTATGCTCGGGCTACCAGCATGGCCTCCGCTTCGTCTGGGGTCATTTGTGGCGAGGTGATCGTCACCTCTTCTTCCACTACCTCTTCCTCAACAGGAGCTTCTGTGTCCTGCTGGGCCATGAAGGTGCGAAAGGCGTCGGTCTCTGCCAGGACTTCCAACTGTCCAGCCGCTTTCATCAGGTCCTCATCTGTATCAATCCCTTCGAGGTCGATAGCCAGACGAGCCAGGTTGGCGTCTGTAGCAGCAGCGGTGGTCATCATCAGGTAGCGCACGAACTCTGTAGGCAGTGCGCCCTCGATGTCTTCGGTGAAGGTGGCGTAGGTGTCTTCCACTCCAAAGAGGGGCATCACCTTGTTGAGTGAATCAACCAGTGAGTTCAGCGCTCCCTTGCTGAAGTCTCCAATAGGTGCCGCAGCAGCGAAGGCCTCTTCCTGTGCGTCGTCTGCTTCTTGTGCTTTTGCCATGAGTTGTTGCTCCTCTGGAAAGGATTCGGCGATTCCACCCAACTCTTCTGCCAGTAGTTCGTTTGTAGCCATTAGCCCTTCACTCCTGAGTCGAGGTCGCCGCGCTTCTGCATTTCCTTCACAGAGAAAGTCTCCGCAAGCGCTTGGCCCTTTTCTCCCTTCGCATTTCGTAGGTTCTGTTTATACCGCTCGATGTCTTTCGTGTGTTGCTTGTCGGCTTCGATGTGTCTTTCGACTCCGTCGTCGAGGGCGTGTTTACCAAACGATCCTGCGTCAACGAGTCCCTTTTGATCCATGAGTCGTTCACGTTCCATCGAGTTGTGGTAAGTGGCTCCCAGTCCTCGATCATGGAATCCGTTGACTCCGTATTTGCCGGTTTGGTCTCCCCATCTTCCTGGTGTGTGGGAGGGCATTGAGAGTTGTTTGAGAGCTTGTTGGCCACAGAAAGGGCACTCCATGGTGGAGGGGATCTCCGATCCCGCTTTGAAGAAATGCTCTACCCTATGTGGAGCGCTGCACTCATAATCGAAAATAGGCACTACTTCCCGTCCTTGCTTTTTGAGGGGGCATCATCAGGCAGAGGTTCGCCCGAAGTTTTCCCGCACTTTGGGCAAGACAGGGAGCCTAAATAGCGGAAATCACACTCAAAACAGATTCTTTTTGTTGAGTGCCGCATCTGTAGTTTGTTGAAATCAAACATCCTACTTCTTCTTCCTTGTGCTTTTCTTTGGCTTCTTCTTGAACCCGTCCGTAGCGTAGTACGCTTTTACCTGCTTCTTGGTGTACTTTTTACCAGAAGGGGACTTGTATTTCTTGCCGGACTTCTTGAAGGGCATCAGTTCTCGCTCTGCCTCATCATGGTTCTCATCATAGCGGCAGAAGGCTCTGCGGCCATATCAGACGCCTGAACGGGAGTAGCGGGCTGGGGAGACTGTCCGGGCAGTCCCTGCTGCTGTTGGGCTTGCTCCATCTGCGCCTGTGCTTCAACGAGGAAGTCTTCAGGCAGCCTGAGAGAGTGGACCATCTCACGCAGAATCAACTGCGGGGGAACTCCCAGGGCCTGCAACACAGGTATGTTTGCAAGCAGCCGCTGCTGATTGACGGCTTCGGACATGGGAGTCGATGCAGTGTCAGAAGCCCATATCTCGAAATCACCCATGATGTCGGAAGCCTGTACGACGGTTCCTTCTCCATCGAGAACAATCAACTGTGCTTCGTCCTCTTCACTCAGAAAGACAGACAGCACGCACAGGTACACCTTCGCCATGTACTCAATGACTCCGTCTCTCTCTCGCGCCAAGCGTCCT